AAGACAGTCTTCAAACGTCTCTCCAAATCTTCATAAGATTTGAACTGATCAGGAGCAGTAATGGCAGAGAGTGAATACTCTTTCTTCCATATTGCTTCTAATGCATCATCATCATCTATCAAAGGTACTACCTTATCAAACTCTGACTTATCATAGTTCCAGAATCCATCCTTCTTCACAATCTTCAACTTGAAGTTTGCACCTTGCCAGAAGTCAAAAGGATTGATTGGAGTTTCATCATCAAACTCTGGTTGCATTGCTTCCAGAACTTTATCAA